ACCAGGCGCGGCCGCAGGACTGGCGCGACCATCTCGGCGCGTCCGTGCTGGGGCACCCGTGCGAGCGGTGGCTATGGCTGAGCTTCAGGTGGGCAATCAAGGAAGAGTTCCCCGGCCGCATCCTGCGCGTATTCCGGCGCGGCCAGAACGAGGAGGCCGTCGTCGTCAGCGACTTGCGAGCCGCTGGACTGGATGTTCGCTTCACAGGCGACAACCAGCGCCGCGTGGATCTCGGGCCGCACATGGGCGGGTCAATGGATGGCATCGTCGAGTCAGGCGTGCCCGAGGCACCCAAAGGCCGCCATGTCTTGGAAATCAAGACGCACAGTCGCAAGTCCTTTGATGACTTGGTGCGCGATGGCGTGGAGAAGAGCAAGCCGCAGCACTTTGTTCAGATGCAGTGCTATATGCACGCGACCAAAATCGAGCGTGCGCTCTACATCGCGGTGTGCAAGGACGACGACAGGCTGCACATCGAGCGGGTCAGGTATGACAAGGCAGCGGCCGAGAAGGCCATTGCCCGTGGCCGTCGCATCGTCAGCGCCGACCGCATCCCGATGCGTATCCACCATGATCCGTCCTGGTGGCAATGCAGCTACTGCGCGGCGCACGCCATGTGCCACAAGGAGGAACCGACCCGCGAAACCAATTGCCGCACTTGCGCTCACAGCACGGCGAAGGACGACGGCACCTGGCGCTGCGAGCGGCACGATGCTGATGCCATCCCGCCAGAGTGGCAGCGGCAGGGATGCGAGAGCCATGCGCTGCACCCGGATCTAGTGCCTTGGGAGATGGCAGACCCGGTCGACAAGTGGACGCCGGTCTTCATGATCGACGGGGCCAAAGTGGCCAATGGCGAGGGCGATGCCCATGTGTTTACTTCCCGCGAGATCCTGGCCAACCCGGCGCAGTGCGCTCAGAACGACACGACCTTGCAGCAACTGCGTGGGCCTGAGTTTGGCGGGAGGGTGGTGGGATGAGAACCCCAGAGCAGATCATTGAGCTAGCCCGCAAATGCCAGGCTCTCGACCACACGGAACCGCATTGGCTACGCATGACGGCGCAGGATCTGGAGCGGTTTTACGCTGCTGCTCACTTTGAAGGCGAGATGACGGAAAGGCGGAAGGAGCTAGAACGTGACCGTCCTGCGTGACTACCAGCAGCGAGCCATCACGCAACTCTACGATTGGTTCGCAGCCGACAATGCGGGCAATCCTTGCTTGGTGCTGCCGACTGGCTCAGGCAAGAGCCACATCATTGCCGCGCTGTGCAAGGATGCGCTACAGCAATGGCCCGAGACTCGGGTGCTGATGCTCAGCCATCAGAAGGAATTGATTGAGCAAGACGCGCAGAAAATGAGACTCCATTGGCCGAACGCGCCAATGGGTATCTATTCTGCCAGCATCGGTCGCAAAGACTTAGGTGAGCCTATCACTTTCGCCGGCATCCAATCCTTGCGCGGAAAGGCAAATCTCATCGGTCACATCGACCTTGCCATCATCGACGAAAGCCATCTCGTCGGCCACCACGACACCGGCACCTACCGCACGCTGCTTAAGGAATTGGAGCAGATCAACCCTGCGCTGCGGGTGGTGGGCCTGACGGCCACGCCATACCGCCTTGGCCACGGGATGATCACCGATCCGCCGGCCATCTTCAGCGACCTGATCGAGCCGGTCAGTATCGAGGAACTGGTCTACAAAGGTCACCTGTCGGTGCTGCGCAGCAAAGTGACTCGGGAATCGTTTGACCTGTCCAAGGTCCGCAAGCGCGGCGGCGAGTACATCGAGGCGGACTTGCAAGCCGCCGTCGATACCGATGATCAGAACCAGAAGGTGGTGCAGGAGATCATCGCCCTGGCAGGCGAGCGCAAGGCATGGCTTGTGTTTTGCACAGGCGTGCAGCACGCACAGCACGTTGCCGATGCCATGCAGGCGCACGGCATCCCCGCAGCCTGCGTGACTGGCGACACGCCGAAAGCCAAACGCGAGGAGATCCTGGCCGACTTCAAGGCGGGAAAATTGCGTGCTCTGACCAACGCCAACGTGCTGACGACCGGGTTTGACCATCCGGACATTGATTTGATCGCCATGCTGCGGCCGACCATGTCGCCCGGCCTGTACGTCCAGATGGCAGGCAGGGGGATGCGCGTAGCCCCTGGCAAGGCCGACTGCCTGGTGCTCGACTTTGCCGGCGTGGTAGCCCGCCACGGACCGATCACGGCGGTGCAGCCCCCGAGCCGACAGGGCAAGGGCGAAGGTGATCCGCCGGTCAAAATATGCCCTGAGTGCCATGAGCTTGTGGCCATCTCGGCCAAGGCGTGTTCCGCCTGCGGGTTTGTGTTTCCGCTGCCGCCGCCCAAAAAGCTGGAACTCCGATCCGACGACATCATGGGACTAGAAGGCTCCGAGATCGAGGTGTCGGCATGGCGATGGAGGCCGCACACCAGCAGGGCCAGCGGCAAGCTCATGTTGTCCTGCACCTACTACGCAGGCATGACCGACCCGCCCATCACCGAGTACCTGCCGGTGCTGCATGAGGGCTATGCGGGCCAGCGGGCGATGGAGCAACTCGGCAGGATTGCCGAGCACGCTCAGGTGCATCTGGCCCAGCATCAGACGCTGGACACACTGGCTGCGGTGCTGTCCAGAGGACGGCATCCCAAGATGATCGAGGTCAAGAAAGATGGCCGGTTCCATCGAGTTCTCAGGAGGCAATGGTGAGCGTACCCAGCGAGCACGTTGAGCAGCGAGAAGTGGTCAAGTGGTTCAGACAGACCTGGCCTGGCGTCGTCATCTTTGCCATCCCCAACGGGGGGCTACGCAACCCTGCGGCTGCGCTCAGGCTCAAGGTCGAAGGCGTGCTCCCAGGGGTGCCTGACCTGTTCGTGCCCGAGTGGCGACTCTGGATCGAGATGAAGAAGGCCAAGGGGGGCATCACATCCAAAGAGCAACGTGAGATGCTGTTGTACTTGCGCCGTGTTGGATACGATGCTATCGTGTGCGCTGGTGCTGATGATGCCAAGCGGTACATCAGCGGTCATGCAACCAGACTAGGAGTGCAGAGTGGTATCCAAGACAACGTTTCTGACGGTGCGCCTGCCGCAGTTTCTGAAGGATCAGATTGCGGCACTGGCTAAGAAGGAAGAACGGACGGCGAGCCAACAGGTCTTGCTGTTCATCAAACAAGGGCTAGCTGCCAAAGAGCAGCAACCCAAGTAAGTCACAAGGAGCAACCCATGAGATTCTTGAACTTGTTCAACGCCATGCGGCTACCTGCGCCCATGCAGATCGCCGAGCGCGAGCTCGCCGAGGCCCAGCGTCAATTGCTGTCGGCTCAGTCCGGTGCCGAATACGCCCGCCGGATGGTGGAGTACCACCAGGACCGCATCAAGCGGCTGACCGCCTTCGTTCGCAAGGAGGCGGATCATGCTTGAACTGCTCATGCCGGATGCTGATGCCATCAAGGCAGCGCACGCTCGACTGTCGGTGCTGTTGCCGTCGCATTTCCACTCGCCGCTGAAGATCAGCGCCGAGATCGAGCGCACGGCCACTACGGGCGTGGCCAAGGTTCGCATTCTGCAAGCGCTGACCGACGGCGCGGAACTGACGTTTGACGATCTCCGGTATGAGACGCAGATGGGTCGGGATGCCACGCGCAGCACGTTGGTTCAAATGATCGCAGACGGACTGGTGGAGATGCGCCTGGTGCGCCAGACCAGCCACAAGATTTACCGCCTGCGCGATGCCGGCATTGCCATTGATTCTCCAGCGGACTACAACCGCGAGCGCCCGCCCTCCAGCACGCGCCTGGGAGAAGTGCTCGCAGCGGCCGAGGCGCAGCCAGGCTCGTTCCAAGTGCATCACATCATGGACGCGACCGGCCTGCCGTTTGAGCGTGCCCAGAATTTTGTTGGCCTGCTCATCAGACGGGGATGGCTTCGCAGGCTCAGCCTGATCGGCCGAGGCCGGCCGGGAATCTACGAGGTGATCAAATGATGGTCTACACCACCCTGAACAAGATCCGCTCGCACGGTCCGCGCGAGAGCGGCTGGGTCAAACTGCTCAAGCATCTTGGCAAGACGCAGGCTGACGACGAGCCGCTCGCACTGGCGACGGTGTTGAAGTCCAACGGACTGGACGATGCCCTTTGGTGCCTGCGTGCCTGCGACAGTATAGACCGTGAGGCTCGACTCTACGCAGTCTGGTGCGCCAGACAGGTGCAGCACCTGATGACAGACCAGCGGTCGTTGGATGCGCTGGATGTTGCGGAGCGACACGCCAACGGTGAGGCTACGGACGCTGAGTTGGCCGCAGCGAGTGCCGCAGCGAGTGCCGCAGCGAGTGCCGCAGCGTGGGACGCAGCGTGGTACGCAGCGAGTGCCGTAGCGAGTGACGTAGCGAGTGCCGTAGCGAGGGCCGCAGCGAGGGCCGTAGAGAGGGCCGCACAAGAAGCCGAGTTCCGCCGGGTGTTTTGCACTGAGGAGGTGATCAAATGAGTGACATCTGGCCCATCGTATTTTGCGTGTGGATGTTTGCATCGTGGTTGACCCACATCATCACTTGCCTTGCCGACGGATCGTGGGGCTTTTTGGTGGCGGGTGCTTTGTTTTTTCCTGTGGCATGGATTCATGGCACGGGCGTCTGGCTGGGGGTGTGGTGATGAGCAAGATGTTGATTGATCGTGCGGCCGTGGAGCAGGCGCTGAAGACGATAGAAAGCTGGAACCCGTCTCTGCGGACAGACGACGACGAAGCCGCCGTCACCGCCCTCCGCGCCGCGCTGGAGCAGCCGGAGCAGGAGCCGGTGGGCGATTCTTATGCCGACCTTTTTAACGCACTGCAACGCATTGAAACTGCGGCAGTATTTTTGCCGTCATTTAAGATCACCCACGAGGGAGGGCTTGAAGCGGTGGTGCAAAACATTGTGGATGCCATCGCCGCGCTGGCGCAGGAGGAGCAGGAGCCGGTGGCGTGGCGATTCCACGACGGAAAAATGTGGTGCTACGTCAACCATCTGACGGACTTACCTACGCCTAAGTTTGAGCCCCTCTACATCCACCCACCCAGCCGCGAGTGGCAGCGCGACGAACTGCTGGCGGCGTTGAAACTTGTGCGGGATAGGTTCTTCCCGGAGGATCAACCGGTGCGGGATCGAGACTCGATGTGGGGACCCGTAAACGCCGCCATCGAGAAAGCGGAGGGAGCAAAATGACCAACGACGACCGCAACCTGCACACATGCTCGCTGTACTGCATGAGGCCCGAGTGCATCCTCGCGCAGCGTAACGAACTGCGCGACAGGGTACTGAAGCAGCGCCCCACGCTCTGGGCTCTTAAGGACAATCCGGGGATCACGACGCATTCGCGGCCGCAGATGGAGCAACTGTGGGATGCACTGGGGCCGATCGTATGAACCGCGACGAGATCATCCGCATGGCGAGGGAGGCTGGGTCGATTGACTCTGAGGACGTTATTGAAACGGTCTATGCGGCGTTTTCCGCAGCCGAGCGCGAGGCGTGCGTGCAGGAGATCAGGGGGGTCCGTGAGTGCATCGGGGACGGCCTCGATGGGGTCATCAAGGAGACCGCCCGTAACGTCTGCGACAACATGATCATCCGCGTCCAAGCAAGGGGTAAGCAGTGACCTTAAAAACCATTGCTGTGAAAATCGTTGAGGGCATCCACTCGCAAAGATGGACCGTCAGTGGATATGGTGGATCTTGGGCCGGCGCTGCTCGTCCTATACAGGATTACATTGAGCGCAAGGTGGCCCGTGCTGTTCAAGCCGAACGCGAGGCGTGTGCGAAGTTAGCAGAAAGCACTCACCCACACGATTGGGGGTTCATTGCCGCCGCCATCCGAGCAAGGGGGACGAAGTGACCCGCACCGACATCGGGAAGGCCATGCCATGACCATCTGCGTCTCCTGCGACTCGTGGGACAACCGCGTCCTTGACTCGCGCAAGCAACCCGCCACGGGCTGGATCACACGCAGGCGCGAGTGCATGGCCTGCAACACTCGATGGACGACCTACGAGGTGCCGCAGCGCGATGTCAAGCAGGAAGCTCCACCTACTGAGGAGGAGCCGTAAGCGCCGTGTGCTGAACGTCGGCAAGCCGCCTGGCCCATCCGCGTCCAAACGTGGGCCAGGTGCGCAGGGAGCGCAAAAAGTCCAGACGCATCTGGCAATACTCTCGGATCAACTGCTCCCTGTTCCTCTCGCCAGCAGCAAGCAAGGTCTTGGGGCCAATGATCCCATCGACCGTCACATCCAGACACTCTTGCAGCATCCTGGATGCCCGGCCCACGCCGCTGTTCACGGCGCAGTCAAAGACCGCATAGTCCAACCCATGCGGCAATTCATCAGCGCGGACCCTGA